TCAAGGAGAAGAGGGATAGGCAATAGCCCGGACGTAAGCCTGGCACGCGGCCAGTGCAATCAATCCTTGATCGCCGGCGTCGGTGATGGCGACAATTCGTTGAGCATGCGCTGGGTCAAGTCGGGCGCGTGTTCCTCCATGAACCACGCCGACGGTTTCGGTACCGGCTGACACTGCACAGCCACTGGCTGAATCCGTGGAGTCGATAAGGACTGACAGCCGCAGATCAGAAGTAGCGAGCCGATCACGCAGGCGACCCTGGTCTTTTTGAGCATTGGTCAAAGCCTCGTGGTGTATTTGGTCGTTGGCCGAAAGGCGCTGCTCGAGCGCGAGTCGCTTGTCCTGGTCGGCGCGGACCTGGGCAGCGGCAGCGTTGCTGATCGTGGTGATATCGCCTTGATGCAGGCCCGCCTGCTCTGCGAGCTGCTTCCCATAGCGCCAGTCTTGAACCTTCCAAGCACCCGCAGCGGACCCGCCCATCAACACCGCGACAAGCACCAGCAGAGCAATCAGGTTCTGCATCGGTGTCATCACGGCACATCCTTGAAAAAAACGTGTCCACCCAGCCGTAGGGTCTGCTTCGCCTTCATCGACCAGACCGGCGGTGTCTTCATGGCGATCGCGTAATAGTGCGTCGCGCCGTTGGTGGGGTCCGGCACCCTGCCGTCGATCACCTGGTCAGCCACAACTCGGCACTGGGCCAGCTCGCGGAACGGGATCTCCTTCACTCCGATCAGGAACGGGTAGTTAGGATCGGTCTTGTTCCAGCAACTGAACTGGTACCTGGCCTGGCACACGCCGGCGTAGCCCTCGCCCCACCAAGACTTATCCTTTCCGTCGAGTACGCGGTTGCGGATCGTGCAGGCGACAGCCACTTTCCCGGGCGTGGATTCGCCTCGGGCCTCACCCCAGATTGTACGGGCAAGGATGTCCCGGTCTTTCTCAGTGATCGGCATGCTTTTTCTCCAGGCAAAAAAACACCCGCTCAATGGCGGGTGTCTATTCGGATTCCGAGGATTGTTTATCGGCTACTTAAAGCGATCATGGATTATCTGCGCCATAAAAACGTTCAGAAAAGTCCTTCACGGACATTGTTGTATATTCAGGACTATAAGACTTTATTCTCTTCGCTTTCTTTTCATCATCGGTCGCAAAAACATACTTGCCGGTAGCCTCATCCTTAAGAGCAAGAGCTTGAAGAACTCGCAAATACCATTCTTTTTTGTTCAAAAAAGCAAAGTCGGATATAACTTGATACTGAGTGAACGTAGAATAGTCTATGCTTGCTATCCTTACATACGGAGGAAATGAAATATGATCTACATCAGTCAACACCATATCGAGAACTGACGCATGCTCCACCGTTGGAGTTGAGAAAAACACGTTCGCATCCATATCAATTGCAACCCAGCTATTACTATATGGCGTGAACACTTCTAGGAACGTATGGCCATTATCGTAGCTATTCCATTCGTCGAGTGTAAGCGTGGTGACAATTCTTGATTTTACGCCAATGTCTTCCAGCATCTCCCTTGAAAAATCGGAAACAGTATTGCACGTCATACTAAGAGATCTAGTGCGCAATGCTTCCAAAGAATCTTGATATTTATTGGCGTTATCTAAACCTCCGTGCTTTACAAGAGAAGATATCATTCTAAGTAAATTTATAGGGAATTCTGCATTACCCCTATCAAAAACAATTCTTCGCTCGGTAGTTACACCATCAAAACGCGAGACAATGAGATCTTCAGCACCATCTACAAGAACGCCATCACTATCCTCAAAATATTTTTTAAACTTGTCGCCATGCACTTCGCTCATCAAAACACGACCGTCATCATTTATAGACTTCGTAAAAAACCTTGGCCTATCAAAAAAATCACTACGCTTAACTTGTTTAGGCTCATGAATTAGCCCTGACTTATACGCTAAAGGGATAATAATTTTCTTGGCTGTATCGCGAGCGTTTTCAACCGAGAACGAACCTGAAAAATCTATTTCAGACTTATTATCAATAAGCGTGATAGATAACGCAAAAACAACTGCGCAAAATACGCACGTAATAAACTTCTTGTTCATCATTCATTCTCGTCCAAGAGATAATTCTTCTATGGATTGGTGAAGGGCTCATGACATGCGCTTCGGGGATTCTAATATTACAGAAATGATACCACTCATTGCCTGAGAATTGGGCTTGGAGCAGGCCATACCACAAGACTGCACTATGGCGAGACATCGAAGCTCACTCGCAAGCCCCTGAAATCAGCATTGTGGGGTCAGTAAAATTCAAACAATCGATTGAAAAATCCTCCTATACCACGCGTCAAACTGTTCAGGCGTCTCTAAATTCCACGACCAATAGCGCCCCATATCAAGAGAACCAGCGTAATCATAGTTGTACTTTGAGTCATCATCAATCGCTATACGACATGGCATTGGGAGGCCCGCGGTAAGACGATCGATGATGCCTGACACACTCAGATGCTTGCCAGTATCGTCGCAAAAATAACAACCGCTTGTAATATCCCACATGCGCCACTCACCGTAGTGCAGGGTCTCAAAAACAACGTGACCGTCGTCTTTGCCATTCTTCGGCCCAATTGTGCTAACGCTGATCACTCGTGCGTTAACACCAAGCTGATTGAATAGCCACACTGCAAAATAAGCCATATAGCCGCAACGCGCGGACCACTTGAAGTATCGGCCCGCGTTGCTCATCACCTGAAGCGAAGCGCCATCAAAACCGTATTCTGTTCCGGTTCCGTGCACATGGTTCCAACATATCGCACTGACAGTTGCATATACATCAACAGATCCGTTTACCCCTTCCCATACGATCCGATTGACGAACTCCATTGCTGATTTATTGAACCAGACGTACAGCCCTGGACGGGTACAGTCATACGAAAATCCCAGCACCTGATAGATACCGGGGAGCATGAATGCTGACCCATTTGGGAGAGGCACCCCACCTGCTGCTATTGGAATAGGGGTCTGCTCATTATCGACATAAAACCTGGCCATTACACACCCGATGCTCTTTTGTAAAAATCTACAAGTTCCTGGCTATTTTCTGGAAGAAACTCTTCCGCAAACCCGGCTTGCAGCACAGCAAATGCACCTACTATATGGCCATCTTTGTCTCTTTGAACGAACATTAGCGATACTCCTTCCAGCCCATGGCGACTATGCGATACCCAATATTGCCTGCCGCTGAGTAGTTTCGTACCCGAACTTGGCCTGCCGTATCCGTGAAGGCAAAAGCAAAGCCGCCTGCTGACTCCGCGTTACTCCCTCCGCCTGCATCGCCTGGAATGCCACCAGTATAATTACCGGGCCCGGTGCTCGTTGCCTGATCAGTAACGTCAGCAGCAGTGATTTTTATGTTGGTGCCGTCACCAGTTTGCAGAACGTTTAAGACAACCTCCACTGGTACGCCACTCATCCCCGAGATCGCAATAAGTGCAGTTGTTGGAGCAATCCCGGTGACGGTTGCCTCAACATTTGGCGTAACCCAATCAAACCTTCCGTTACCCCTATCTTTGAAAGCCCGGATATTTCCGCTGGCGTCCGTTGCAATTCTGCCGATATAAACAAAGCCAGAATATCCAGACGGTAGTGATGGAGTGGTGGCAGATGGATCAAACACTAGATCTGACGTGCCATCGCTTGTTTTTCTAATGCGATATATAAAATACGTTGCGTTATTGGCTCTAGACCCAGAACTCAATTTATTTTGATTATCGCCAGGCGCCCAAGCGCCTGTAGACTGCAGCACCCCTCGCATTGTGGTTGTTGCAACTACATCAACCGTATTGTCAGAGCTTCGCGCAGCTCCTGCGCCCACATCAACCGTGGTATTTGGGGTTGCAGCATTATTGGCCAGCCTGAAACCTGAGAAGTAGCCAAATGGCATTCCTTGGCTAGCTTGTAATGGATCCAGGACCACCATGTCTGTTCCGTCGTACTCAACGTCGCTGATCATATCTTCCACGATGACGGCAGCAATTTTGCTGCCGGTCGAATCGTACTGTTTGAGGTTTTTTGGACCCTTGCCTGAAACGTCCAGAGTTCCGCCTGCGGGGGCTGCCGCATGGAACTTCACACTGAAACGCTGGGGTGTTGCGTAAGCGTCAATCGCGGGATATGGGGTAATGGCGAAGTCTGGGGACGTTCCCGCTGTCGTAGAGGAGTTGAACCCTTGCCCCCGGATCAGGGTAGTTAACGCTGAAAGAACTTGATTCTGAGTTCCCTTGACCGGCGCTACACCACCAGCCACCAAGATGCTCATCAGCTCTTCTTGTACATCGTTGGCCCAGTCGTCGGTGACCATCGTGGCTTGAACACCGCCAACAGGGTCGCCATCAGTGAACCTGTTGTCGACCGTGGCTCCAGGCCCGTCAATTCTGTGCATGCGTCAATCTCCGTAGGCGAAGAGCGCGATCGTGTGCGCTGGCTTCAATTGATTTATTTTGCATTCGAGGGTGTCGTTGCCCCAGGTGCGCAACCTTTCCCCTACGGCTGACCGGCCGACTCGAAAGCTGGTTACCGTCACTTCGGGCGCTCGGATGAGCCAAGTGAAAACCCACGGTCCGTTTGTAAGAGAATCACCTGCGCGCGACATACCCACCCTGAACGGCCTGAACTGCTCGATAGTCACGGTGTAGCCGAGAGATGCGGCCAGCTCAATGAAGTACGCAGCGGATTGCCCGCCGGTGCTGGTGAGCTTGGTCAGCAATGCGTTGCGGCGCCCCTGCAGCGTTTCCTCGAGGACACCCGAGCACTTATCGGGAAGCCCTGCCACTCGCTCCCAATCCGACAGCAACTCTGCGGACGTGGTTGGGTTTGCCTCCTGCGGCAATACGCTGGCTCGCCCATCGACCCGCGCAAGTTCGATTGACATGCCATCCAGAAGGTCGTGCAGCGTTGTGCCTGGGTCGCGAGGGAAGGCCTGGCCGGGTGGAAGCAGCGCTTTCAGCTGCTCCCTATATTCAGCAGCTGTTGGCATTGCGCCTCCTACAGGGCAGAAAAGGTAAACGTTCCAGGAACCGCCATGTGACCCGCAGCGTGTGTAACGTCCGCCGTCGGGGCGTCGATCCGGTTGTTATCCTCACCCGCGGCCAGTGACACGGACTCGCGCAACCGGCTGACCAAAATCACACCGCCTGGCTCAGAATCGCGATCGATGAGGTCGCCCACCTCAGCACGGACTGCGTTCTGGACGGCAGTGGTGTTCGGCGAAAGCTTGATGTTCATGTTCAGCGGATCGGGAATCGGCGCCACAACGAAGACCTCTGCTGTGACCGGCGCGCGCTCATTGATATATGCCTGGACCTCGGCGACCTTTGCCGGCGATGGGATGAGGTCCTCGGCCTCGTCGCAGACGAACATCACCGTCACGGTGCCGGCTCCCATCTGCAGCGGGTAAACCCAAACTCGAGTTACACCCGCCACTTCCAGCGCCCACTGTTCGTAGTCGGACTTTGCTCCGCCGTGGGGAGGTTGTTGAATCCGCGCCAGCAAACGGGCCAGCAGTCTTTCGTCCGACTCAACGTCGACGCCTCCCTCAAGCTTTGTGGTGGTCGACCCGGTAGATTGAACGCCAGCGACTGGCGACAACAGGAAGATCGGCAAGCCGGTTCCGAAATTACCGACCTCCCCGGCCTCCAGCGCCAAAACCGGAAAGCTCAACGCCCCGCCACTGAATACCGAGTCCGTGAGCGCCTTGTACTGAACACCATCCTGGCGCTGCACGATCGTGCCGGCGAGGATGGTTGAAGTAGCCGCGCCCGGGAAAGCCAACTGGCCACCAGCAAAACCAGCGGTCTTCGGGATGACCTTCCAGATAGCAGCCCAGCGCTTCAGGTATTCGCCGGTTGATGTATCGATGATCGTCTGTTTGGCGATCCAGTCGAGGTAGCCGTACAACAGGTGGACGGCGCCGGCCTCGGACTGCCCGACAACCCCGAGCAGGGATCGGCGCAGGACGGCGCTGTCGACGCCCGTCACCCGGCTGCTGATGTCCGTGATTACTCGGTTGATCAGCTCGGTCAATGTGGGTCTTGCAAATGGCATCAGGCAGACCTCTTCGCGGCTTGTGCCGCCCATTCGTAGTTGAATCGATAACGAACCGGCGAGCCTGTCGGCCGGAAAATATCGACGGTAATCCACATCCAGCCTCTGGCTCCAAACTCTGTCGTGACCTCAACTCGTGTCGCGATGAGGTCTTCAATCATCCACAACAAAGCCTCCACGCAATACTGCTTGGCGCGGCCGAGGACCTCCGGAAGTTGTTTCTCACGCGCCAGCAGCCACAACAGCGAGCCGGTCTTGTCCGATGGCGTGGCGTTGCCGATGTCGCCCCAGTAGCCTCGCAGGTCATCCTGCGGAAGCTCGACAGGGATCTGTTCAGGACTGGCGCGGCGATCGGTGAAGAGGCTGATGATCACGGCGGTCTCTAGGCCGTTGTCTCGCTCCAAATCGAAGCCGGATAAAACCAGAGCCCCGCCATTTTCGGTCATCACCATTGCAGCATCGGCCATCAGACGGGCGCTCCGGTATTTGCGGGGCCCGTAAGGACACCGCTGTGCTGGTGGGTGCTGCCTATGTTCTTTTCATTGTTGGTAAGGGTGCCGGTAGTCTTGATGTTGCCTACCACCTCGATATTGCCTACCACTTCTAGATCGCCGATCAGCTTGATCGTCGGCGCCACCACTTCAACGTGCTGAACAGCCGTAACCTTCACCATTTCGCGAAGCAGTTCGACCTTATTGCCGAGGTCGTCATACATGGCCACCTCGCCACCCAGTAGCGGGATCCGGTACCGGCGATCGTCGATTACCAGGACAATGCCTTGTTCCCGGCTTCCACCATTGAACGCGACGGCGCAGTCGCCGCCCGTGGGGTGGCTGGTGAACCCGTAGTTCTGCATGTGCTCGACATCGTCGATAATTTCGTTCTTCAGCATTTCCACCTGAGTTTGCTGCCGAGGCCCGGAATCTTTCACCGCGCGGATCACGCCACGGCCGAACACCATCTTGACCAGGTTCAATACATCACTCATTTCGGCGGATCCTCTTCCCCGATGGCTTCGGCCCAGATATTTCGCTTGGCCACTTTCCCTTTCTTCGCATCCTTGCCGTCTGGCGGCTCAGGCGCGAAAGCCTGGGGGCTCACGATTTCGAGTTTGGTAGTGGTACCACCCTCGCCTCGCTCATATGTGGCCTGTCGAATGATCATTTCCCCATCGCAACGCAGCCACGATGAGCGGACGTAGACCAGCATGCCGGGCTCCCACAACGGTCCGCCCGGGCTCTGGCGCCAACCCTGCACCGTTACGCTTGCGCCGGCTGACTTGCCGATGCGGCTGTTCGCTTCCCACGTCGCCCGCTCCTGCAGCCCCGCCGAAGTCCCGCCGGTTTCGGCAACGATAAGCATCGGTCGATAGCGCTTGATGCCGCTGTCCGTCACTGAGCCTTCAATGTGAGCCTCGGTTTCACCGTCGCTGTCCGCGCTGTAGGCCGCCTGACCTTTGATCAGGTAGCTGCTGAAGCGCTGGCTGTGATCGATCGTGCCACTGGCATTCAGGATGTTTTCACCCTGCACCAGGCCGACAGTTGCCCGACGACCACCGGCCCGGGTTATCAGCAGGCCACCAGCACCATCTGGCATCAGCAGAACACGGCGCTGACGGGCGTACCGTTCAATTGCTTTGAACGCGGTTTCACCCTGCTGCAACTTGCACACAGCAAATGGCTCGCCCACGTCGACATCGGCAACAACCGAGACGCCAAACGGCTTGGCCAGTGCTTGGGCGAACCGCAACAGGTCGATGTTCTTCCATTGATCCGGTGAGTGGACCGCGCTGCAGTCGACCAAGTCGGCCACCTTGTCGCGACCTTGAATGTTGATGGTGTGATCGGTCGCGCTGTAGGACGGCTTTATGATGTCGACATAGCCGACCACCATTGGGATTCCGGCCAGCCGCACTTCTTGTGCATCGCCGGGAACGATCGGCCAAGGCTCGATTTGAGCTTGGTTCACTTCGTCGCCTTCCCATCGCTCCGTCAAAGTGGCGGTGAACGCAGTGGTTGCTGCGTCAATTGCCCGCGTAACTCCGAGTGACGTCCACCCGGAGTACTTCATTCCATTGACCAGCAGTTCGAGGTCATCCATCTGCAAGAACCTCAAGCTGATTACCACCCATCAGAAAGCCAGGGTGCGGTGGATTGTTTCGGGCGGCGATCTCGTCCGCGCGACCGGCATCTCCGTAAATCTGGTAGGCCACCAGCAATGACAGCAGCGTTTCACGAGGCACGTACTGGACGATCCGAGCCAGGTCCTGTTCCGGGTCCGGGACCGCCTTCACAACGCTCGTGCGCAAATCCGACAGCGCGACATATAGCTCGTCGTTCGGTGTTGACTCGCTTTCCGAATCGATGCGGTCAACCAGTTCCTCGCGGACCTTGATTGCCGCCTGATAGCTGTCATATACGGTTGGCACGGTCGTTACCTGGGTAACGCCGCTGGTCGTTGTGACCGGCGTTTGCGTGACCACTGCGGCTTTTGCCGCCTCAGCCACCGCTACCTGGCGAACCAAAGCATTCATGGCGAGGCTGTTCGTGGCTTGCTGCTGACGGCTCGGAGTAGCGGTACTGCCGGAGTAGCTGGGCGGCGACCGGTCAAACAGACTCGTCAACATATCGAGGGCGTTGACACCGAAGGCCGATCGGATTGAGCCAAACAAACCCGTGATCCGACTGACCATTTGCAACGGCTGCTGCACCAGGCTGAACGCTTCTGAACCAAGTCCTTTGGCCTGCAGATAGAAGTCAGATGCCGCTTGCAGGTCGCCCGCAAAACTCACACCGGGAGCGGCCATGAATTCGCCGAGATCGGAAAGTCCGGTGGCCGCAGACTCAGTGACGTAAGCCGGGAACCCTGTGGTCAAGAAATCCGAAACGAAGCTTTTCTCCGCAGCTACCGTAACGGCATTGCCCTTCGCGCTGATGGCATTGACGGTGTCTACCTTTGCCGAAGGGTAAGAGGCCTCGCCTGACTCCAGGAAGGTCAGTTTAACCAGGCACATGCCGCCTTCGTTGGAGCTCTCGCTTACGCCAAGCCCTCGACAGGTGACAGTCATCTCGCCACGGTACGGGTGAACCAGAACCCCAGGGCCTGCGGTTTCGCAAGCCTTGATCAGTTCGTCGCGCTGGGTTTGGTAGTCAGCACCAATCAGGTAGCCGGATACAGAAAACTCACGAGCCTTTCGGCCAAGGTCCTCGGTATACGGAACATCTCGTTGAGCATGCTCATGCACTGCTTGCCGGCGGCCATGGGTGCTGTCTGCAGACTCAACAAAAAAAGGAACGCCGCGAAAGCTCGCGGCGCGGTAGTTGTCTCTCCAGCCCATGGGTGGCTCCGGTTAGTTCGCCATTGAGTAGCCCAAATCAGTATCGAACTGGGCGCCCTGGCTTCCCTCTGTTTTGACTTTGGTGCCGGGCGGAGTGTTTGCGAAATCGACCTTCACACGTACTTCGGAAGGCTGCTGTTGTGCCTGAACGATCTTGGCTGACTCGTTGCCGACCTGAGCTGCACGTCGGCCGATATCGGCGAGGTCCTTCTCCGATCCAGGTGCAGCGGCTCCTGATTCCGGCGCTTGCGCTGACTGCTGCCCTTCGCCGGCACCGCCACCCGTCGCAGGATCAGCAGAAATTTCGATCCCGAGCATCTTCGCCGCCCAGTCTGGAATCGCGCTTTTCATCGCGCTGATTGCGTCCTGCACCTTAGCCCCGAGGATTGCCCCCAAGTCCCAACCTGTCAGGTACTGCACCAGCCCCATGAACGCCTCGGTCATCAACGTGACGGGGTTGTATTCCTTCCACAGCTTCCAGATGCCGTTGATGATCCCGTCGCTGAACGCGGCCTTCACGCCAGCCCACTTCTCTTCGAAGAAAGCCACGATCTGATCCCAGTTCTTGTAGATGATGTAGGCAGCAGCACCCACGGCCGCGATCGCAGCAAGGAACCATCCAACGGGAGTGGTGAGAATCGCCACGCCGAGCCCCTTGAACGCAACGGCCAGGCTGTAAATGCTGACCAGAAGACCGCCGCCGAGGTACGCACCCAAGGCCGCGAACACGACATTGGCCCCACCGAATGTGTCGGCCATCCAACCGATCGCGCTGATTACCGGCTGGATGCCGTCGTAAAGGTCGCCGAGGAAACCAACGATCTTTTCGATGTTGCCCGGCAGATCCCGAGCAAACGCCGTGGCGAAAGCTTCGATCTGCGGCCGGTATTTCACGATGGTCTCTGTCAGCCAGGTCGCCATCTTGCTGAGCTCAGGCACCAGAGCGGTACCGATGGTATTGCCGACGCCACTGATCGACGCCTTGAGCGTGTCCAGGATGTCGCCGAACGCTTCACCATCCCGCACGGCATCGTCAGAAAGAACGATACCGAGACGACGAGCTTCGTCGGACATCTCCTGTAGGCCGGCACTGCCGCCCCTGATCAGCGGCAGCAACTCCGTGGCGCTTTTGCCGAAGATCTTCACTGCGGCCTGGGCCTGCAGCGATGGGTTTTTAATTTTCGAAATTCGGTCCACGAACATCGCGAACTGCTCATCAGTACTCTTCAGGCTGCCGTCGGTGTTCTTCAGCTTGATGCCGAGGCCGGCAAACATATCCGTGAGCTCTTTCGAGCCCTTCGCCGCGGCACCGACGTTGATGTTCATCTTCTGAAGCGCACCCGCCAGCACCTCGGATGAGGAGCCGGTGAGTTTGGCGGCAAAGCCGAGCTCCTGGAATCGTTCACGACTGATGCCGGTTCGCTCGGCTGTATCACCGATCGCGCCGGTAGCATCGGCGTAGCCATTGACGAACAACCCGAGCGCAGCGCTGGTGATCCCCAAGGTGGCACCGAGCCCAAGCAACCTGTCCCGGCTCTGCCCCACCGCTGCGCCGACGCCACCCACGGCATGACCAACATTCTTCAGGCTGTTGGTGAACACGGGCAGACCAGCACGATCGAGCGCCTTGCTGACGCCAGCGCTGGCCGCCTGCACTTTGCCCATGATCCCGCGCAACGGGCCGGTGATCTGGTCGACGGCTTTGATGATTACGTTTAATCCGTAGCCTTTGTCTGCCACCCCGTCCACTCCTCTGCCCGCTCAAGCCACCAGTTCAACTCCTCGAGATCCATTTCCATGACCTCGGAGGGCTGAACACCCATAATTTTGACGACGGCGGTTATTCCTCCTTCCCACCCCCGAGGTGTTGAAGCAAAAAATCACGCGCCTCCTGAAGCAGCACGCCTTGATCCTCCTCACCCAAATCCTCAATGAACGCAGGAGGGCGCCCGGACAGCTTCGCGCCGAGGTCGATCAGCGTCGAAAAGTCGAGATCAATTGCGCCCTTACCTTTGCCGTCAGAGGTGACGCGCAATGTGTAGCCGCGCAGATACTTCAGCTTTCGGGTCAAGGTCAGTTCCGTGACCGTTTCGCTACCGAACTCGATGGGCTCGATCAGGACAATCTTTTTTTCCTTCGCCATTACTTGACCTCCTCGGCCGACTTGCCTTCAAAACGTGCACCCACGTTGCCCTCGCCGGTGTTGCCCGTGCCTTCACTGGCGTACCACGCTTCACGCAGGACGATTACTTTGCCGTTGGCCAACTCGAGAGTGATCGTGGATTCGCTGATAGCCACCAGCGCCTCAAGACTCATCTCTTGGCGATCAGTAACTTCGCCTTCGATGAACGGGATCTGCGGGACCTCCTTGTAGCCGTGGACGCCGTCGGACCCGACAACGCCCTCCTTCTTCGGCTTACCGAGGTTGTAGGTGAAGTCACCCTTGGCGAAATACATATCGCCGTCGATCTTCAAACTGATGATGCCGCCAATGCGGTTCTTGCCTGCCATGTGATGGTTCTCCCGGAGGCCGCCTTACAGGCGGAATTGAATCTTGTTGGCGACGATCCGCAGTTGGTTGACCAGATCCGGCGGTAACAGCATGTCGAGGCGGTTCGGGTCGCTGACATTGCGCTCGGCAATAAGATTGGCCTTGAAGTCGTCGATGTTCTCGACGAGCCCGATGTCTTCCCATTCGCGGAACTTGGCGATGGCTTCAGCCTTCATCACGTTCGGCGTGACCACCGCCTGGCCAATACCGTAGCGAGTGCCGTTGTCGGCCAGCTTGTGGCGCGGGTACTTGCGCAGGATGTAGTCGCGCCAGTCGTGACGGATGAACATCAGGGTGAACAGGGTTTCGCTGTCCAGGTAGCTGATGTCCGACGCGCCGGCGGCGTTGGTTTTGTAAGTGGTGATCAGGCGCTCAACGAGCATGGTGCCGTCGGTGGCGACCTTGCTGGTGGCGATGCCATCGAACAGCAGCAGGTTGCGCTCTTCGTTGGTGAATCGATCAGCGGCGGCCGGCGGTAAGCACCATGCGTAAGCCAGGTTCTGAATCGGCCGTGCCGGATCGATGGCCGCGTAATACGCCGCAATCGCCATCGTTTCAGCAGCCTTCTCATAAGCCGGCATCGGCTCATCGTTGGCCATGATAATGCTGAGGTGCTGGTTGTTATGGCTGTCGCCGAGCGTGCCCAGCGAACCTTGAGTGCCGCGCGCGGCCGCGAAGGCGTGTGCCTCGATCTCGCGATTCCAGGCGAAGCGGCTGTTCAATTCGGTTTTGATGCTGGCCAGACTGGCGCCGTCGGTGTACGGAATGGCCCAAGTGTGCAACCACTCATCGCCCAGATTCGCCAGTGCGGTGTCGAGTACTGGGTTGCCGGTGCCGCTTGCAAACGCGGTTACCGTGGCACCGACACCAGCAGGCAAGGCCTGACCGGCGTAATAGTTCACCCGCGCATCAAGACTGTTGCCCGCCTCGCCTTTGTGGCGACTGGTCAGTGTCACAGTGGCGGTGGCTGCGGCGGCAGTGACTGGCATATCGGCTGCAGCATTGATTGCGGCGGCAGCCGCAGTGGCAATGGCTGTCGCTGCGTCACCGCTGACAACACCAACCGAAACGCGGCGCCCCGCAATCATCAGTTCGATAGTGCCGGACGCGGTAGCCGGGCCGGTGAAGACCACGGTGCCCGTCGCGGCAACGCCGGCGGCATTGTCGATCAGCGGCATCACCAGCAACTCGGTGTAGGTGTCGATTGCCATGGCGGCACGCACCATACCGGCGAGCATGGAGCCAGCGCCGAACTGGGTATCCGCTTGCGCAGGGCTGGTCACACGGATCAGGGTATTGGCCGCTGCGAGCCCGGCAGTCAACTTTTGGCCGATCAACAGACGGCGGTAGGTGACCGACTGCGGGCCGCGCACGGCCTTGCTGTTGTCGACTTCGCTGTAAACGCCAGGCTTGCGCAGCGATCCAGGCCCAGGGATGGTGTCAAATCCGAGACTCATTGTTTTTCACCTTTCGCGGTCAGGGCCTGGGCTTCAGGCTGTTCAGGTTCAAGCGTGACGTCACCGGCCGCTTCCTTGCGGATCCAGTAACTGTTCTTTTCCAGCGACTTGCCTTCTTCCGGCAATGCCTCATAGCTGCCAGGGATCCGCACCAGGCGCCCCTCGACGGGTTTAACCAGCACTCGGGTGGTCATGGGTTCAGGTCCTCTATGATCGTTTTGGCACGATCCGCCGGATTGGATTGGGCATTGCCAAGGCTGAACTCGGTTTTTATCGAGTTCATATCTGGCAGGCTTTCGTTGAAGAGATCGTCGGGGTGACGATCGAAGTACTCGGCCTCGAAGATGAGTCGACAGGCGCCGGTCAAATGCTCTGACTGATCGAGAAGCACCATGCGAGATCGCACGTATTGCAGGTCGTTCGCCGTATCGCCGAGCGTGTCGTCCATGAGCAGCAGCCTTTCGACTTGCCGGGCCAACGTGTCCAGCGTGTCGTCCAGCGCCTCGTTACCTTCGGCGTGGATCTCTACCACCAATTCCACCCGGCGCCGGTATTCCCGCGGCGCCTGGTTAAAGATCTCGCCGGACTCGTCCATCGTGTAAACGATGATTGCGGGGAGCTCGCTCTGCCATCCGTTGGAAATGAGCGGCGCCACTCGACTGGCATAAACGCTTGCCCCGGCATTGGTGGCCCCCATCAAGACCGCAACGGCCTGCTTGCGGATCAGTTCTCTTGGGTGAGCCATGCTCAGGCCTTCTGAAGGATGATGGTTACACCGGCTACGCCATCGGGCTGCACGTCGCTGATTTTGTACAAAACGCCACGAGCCTGGACGCGATCGCGGTTTGTAGGTTCGTTCGGCAAATCGATCAACCGAACACCGAGAATCGGTTTATTGGTCGATACCGGAGCGCCTGTCTCCGGATCAACAGAGACGTGCGCGGTATCGAACACGGCTTGGGCCAGAGGCACGCCTGGCTCGATTCCATCGGTCAGCCAGTAAACCGCGCCCTCCGGATCGAGGGCGGCCGATGGCTCACTAAAGGTACGGATCGAAACGCCGAGCATGCGCTGGGCCATGGAGGCCCAGCCCATTACACCGGCGCCGGGGAAGAAACGCCGTTGAGACGGCAGGCGCCGGTCGCGCTCGGGTTGGCCGCGATCTCGGTTGCCACACCCACCAGCACCAGGCCGGTTGCAGAAACGTTGGTGAGCGCCCGGCTGGTGGTGTTCATGTAGATCAGATCGCCCTGAGCCCAAGCCTGCGCGCTGATTTTGGTCAGGCCGAACACACCGCAGAGCTTCAGCACTACCGATGCGCCTGCTACTTCAGTGGTGGCCGCAACACCAATGAACGCGCCAACTTTGTAGAGCTCGCCCGAGACGGTACCGCCGGCCGGGGCGATGACGGTGATGCAGTCGCCGTGCTGGATGAAAGTTTTCATGCAAGGTCCCCTTTAGAGACAGAAACTGGAAAACAAAAAGGGCGCCACGCGGCGCCCTTTTGGGGTCTGATCGAACTGGCGAGTTACGCGCCTGGGTTTTTGTAAGCGCCGCGGTAATCAATCCAGGCAGCACCGAACACCAAGCGTGCCTTGATTTCCATGCCGTCAACTTCGAAGCCCTCGCGGGTCTCGGTAAATACGCCTGGCTCACCTTCCAGATAGGCGTACTCGAACGTGTCGATGAGGCCAGCCTCGGTAAACAGGTACCACTGGTTACCGGTAATGCGACCGTCAACGATGACAATGAGCGACGTGTTGCGACCGTCATTGATATCCGAGTTCTTCGCGGGAACGTACTGGGAGCTGGTGAACTGGAAGGCTTCCAGTTCCTTGTCGGGACCAACCACCAAATAACGTGGTTCAACGTTGAGGAACGCACCTGCCTTGGATTTTTGCTTACGCATTGCAGCGCGAGCGGCACCCAGCGTGGTGGTGTTGATCGCTCCGCCACTGCCCGCGATGTTGCCGTGACCTGCGACGAAGATGGCAGTGCCATCGGTGAAGTTAGGGTTGCTGAGGATCAGATTCCAAACCAGATTGGATTCGGTCTCAGCTGCAGCCAGGCCGTAAGCTCGAGGAATTCGAGTCAGCGCACCTAGGTCATCGTTGATAACCGATTCCCACGTGATGGGAATGATCTTGCCGAATTTCGTAACGCGAATCGGAGCACCCTCTTCTTCGAGCTTGCCGTACTTGTACTCGCCGTGCTCTTTGACTTCTTCCAGCGCAGAGATATCGCCCAGCGCTGCGCGAGTCGTGGCTCGGAAATCCGGAACAGTGGTCGGCTGCCCCAGTGGACGCCAGGTTTGTGGCGCCTGGGCGTAAGCATCACGCAAGGTGCGGGTTACCCCGCCGCCGAGCAGGATAGGAAAATCACTGGTGGTTTGCATGCCGGCGGCACGCATGGCCGTACGGTCACAACCGAGAGCGGCCCGGGCGACTTCTTGTGGGAGCATGCCGCGCGCATTACCGCCGACAGTTTCCACGCATTCACGCGCCAGATCGAGCAAGCGCATACCGCGAAACTCACGTGCACCGTCGATCAAAGCGATGGTCGGGTTACAACGGTTGAGCAAAGCATTCTGCATCGCTTCGCGCTTTGCCGTCAGAACTGCCTTATCCAAACCACCAACGATGGTTGGCTGGCTGTTACGTGATTCGGGCTGGCTACCGGCTTGGCGCTCAGCTACTTTGTCGATCAGCGCAGAACTGGCATCGGCGATCGATACGCCACGGGCGACCAGGTCTTCAGCGACGTCGTCACCCAGACCGACCTTCTTCGCCATTTGGCGAATGGTAAGGCTGCGCTTGCGCTCTGCCTCTTCCGCCTGCCGGCGGATCAGCTCCTCGGCCGCGCGCTTTTCTTCTTCAGTCATCGGGTTTTCCTCGGTGGTGTTGGCCACGGCGGCCGGTTGGTCGAGAGGCTGCTGCGCCTCGCGAACTTCAAAAATGGTGTTGAAGCGTTGGCCCTTATAATTAGCGGCGGTTTCGGCGCTTCGGATCTTGGCGCCATCGTCAAAACCGATGGGGACCAAGGACAACTCCAACGGTTCCCAATCTACGGCGCGGTAGGTCGGTAGCTTGTCGTCTTCCTCCTCGACTACCTCGTAGCGGTGAACGGCATAGCCGACACTGATGTTCCGCAGGATCCCGTCTTGCACGTCCCGGAAGATGCCTTCGACATCCTCGCGCTGGCTGAAGCGGACCAAAGCGCGGCCCTCTTCGCCTTCGAGCCAAGCCTTCTCTACAACGCCGATCACGTCTGAAAGCTCATACGAGCTATGGGCGTTCAGGAACGGCGCACCGTTGTTGAGCCGGTCAAGACGTAGCGCCTTGGAGCTGACCTCGAGCTCCTCCATATAACTGCCGATGTCCCAGGACCAGCGCCGGCCTTTCGAGCCTGTGGTCCAGGTGAGCTCAACGGTGCGCTGCTCGACATCAACCGAGCCTTCACGCACGGCGGCGCGCAGGCTAAGCATTGGCGTTTCATGCGTCTTGTTGGTCGTCGCCTGATTCGGAGTTGGCATCGTCTGTTTTCTCTTCGGTTGGTGGCGGCTGACTTGGTGAGCCAGCGGCCGCGACTCGGCGCGGGTCGCAATCCAGGACCAGGCCGTACTCGTCGATCATTTCGTTGGCTTTCTTGATTTGCTCTGCGTGACGCTTCGGGTCCGTAATGCCGAGTTCGCGTAAAGCATCCGGCCAGGTAGTCAACCCGTTCCGCACCCGCGTGATGACGTTCTCGGTTTCAGACTTCGGATCGACCATGTCGCGGCGCGGGGGAACCCAGTAAGCCTTGACGTCATCTATCACCCCGCCCGGCAACAGGACCTGGGCTTCCATGAACCAGCGCCAGACCTGGTCGCAAAGCTGAGGGATCAGCATTCGCCACTGCCAGACGTCCACGCGGCGGGCAAAGTTGAGCCACCCCATGCGACCACTGGAGAAGTTGACGCCCTTTAGGTCGCCGGTCAGTAGTTCGTAAGGGACACCCAGACCGACCGCGATGGCATGCAGCGCTTGCCAGGAATAAGGCGTGTAGCCGTTGAAGGTTGGTGGAGTGCCGAAACTGACCGACTCGCCGAGCGACAACTCCTGAAGCATTCCTGGCTCCATGCGATCAATGAGAGGCGGTCGTTTATTGGAGCCTGCGGGGCTACTTTCAGGGTCCTTGGTAATGAACCCTGCGAAGCACGCGGCGATCTTCGCCTGCTCCATGACGGCATCTTCCATCTCGTCGAACTTGCTCATGCGCTGAATCACAGGAGCCAGCCAGGTGTAACCCCGCGCCTGACCTGGCCGCTTCCGGAAGAACACATGAATCACGTCTTCGGCTGGCACCCGCGACGACTGCAGCGAGCCCCATGCCGCGTTCGAGCCAGGATGTCTATCGAACAACCAGTAGGCGACCCGTCGACCAAGAGCATCGAACTCGACACCCTGAATAACTTCATTCAGGCCGATGATCGCCGCCTTGTTTTCATCGAGGAAGTCGGCTTCCAGAACTTGGAGCTGAACCGGAACAGGTAGCCCATCGGAACTTTTACGGCGGCGGCGGCGAATGAGGCACTCACCGCTTTCCGTGATGGCCTCCATGATCATGTGCTGCAGACCGTAGAAGTTTTCCAGGCCATCCGCGTCGCAAGCGGTCGTCTCCGCCCAAGCCTTCCAAAGATCCACCAGCTTCAGGCCATCACGATCGCGCCGCGCCAATGGCAATGGAACGATGCCGGCACCAACAGTGTTATCTGCTATGCCAGTGATTGCTCGCTCAGCGAATGGGTTGTTCCGGCGTTGTTCGCGAGCGCGATTCCGAAGCTTCGCCAAAGCTGGAGCGTTCTCGGCGTTTGCATCAGCACCAGTGGCGCGCCATCTATCATTTCTTCGGCCGCCTGCCGCACCCTCGAACCTGCGCTTCAGCATGTCCATTGTCATCTCGGTGCGCAGCTTTTTCAGGCGTGCGTCCGATCGTTTCGCGGCATACCCAGGGAACAGGCTGTCGAGCATGCTCATGGGTAATATCCTTTCGAGAATGAGGTGTAGCGGCGACCGCCGTCGGTGTTTGCATTCAGGCCGAGTTCTCCGGCCATCAGTTTTAGAATCCGGATCATCTCGTCGAGTGACCGGTAGGTGACGCTTTTATCGGCGTAGCGGACGGACAGCGCGCCTTCGGCGATGGCAGCCTGCAAGGCCTGGTACTGCTCGATTGTGAACGCCATAAGTCTCACTACCAGAATGTGGATTTCTTCCGCGGCCGTTCTTCGGCGTCCGGTTCATTGCCGCCGGTGACAGCAGCAACCAGCAAGTCGAGATCAAGCCCGAACCGCTGCTGGCAAATGCGCAGTGCGGCGAGCGCGTACACGAAACAATCGAGGGCCTCGTTTCGACGGCCGCCGCTGTCCCAGCGCATCACGCGTTTGCCTTTAGAGATGGCTGCTTTTTTCTTTTCGGAGGTGAGCTGCTTGACCTCCGACTCGTCGCAGATCGCGTCGTTGGCCGGAAGGTGAACTACACCAGGCTGCGACACGCCAGCCTGGGAGGCAGCCGTATCAACGGGTAGCCCCATCCGGCTGTAGAGCAACTCTTTGGCGTTGTCGGTACCGACCTCGGTGAGGAAGACCTTGTGCACCTTGTTCTTGGTGCGCGGAAAGTTTGCGATCGGCTTGCCGTAGATGGTCGCGCCACGGATAGGAACGACCCATTGCACACCATGCTTTCGACTCTCCGCGTAAACCTCGTCGGCGTAGTGTCCGCCGGCGTCCCACGTCCAGCGCTCCACCTTCATGATGGTGCCGTCCACGCGAGTGAACTGCCGGTGCAGCTCAAGCCCCACCTTGCGCCGAAGTTCTTCGCTGGCAGGGTCGCCCATCAGAATGAAGCGATGTACCAACCAAGCTTCCTCACCGGGACCGAACGCCCAGACGCGCCCCTCGAAACGGTCGTCCTGGGTGTCGATGCCACCCACTAGAACAAGGCCAAGGGCCGGGACCGACGGATAAACTTCGCGCCGGCCGTACAGGACTTCTGAGTCGAGCTTTTCGCCCTGGTCGTCGTCCCACGTTTCGCCGCGCGTGGTGTTGATGAAGGTGATCAGCTTCGAGACGTCGCCTTTCACCTTGAGCCATTCTTCGGCCAGGCTGAGCCACGTACTCCAGGTGCTGTAGATCGCCCAAATGCTGAAACTGACCGAGCGCGGGGTGCGCATGATTTCGTCATCCGACCCATACCAGTCCATGCCGTCACGGGTCCAGATGCCGGTATGTTCACAGATCCACCGTCCGGTCTTGGAAGCTTCAACCATTTCGTTGTGCCAGATCACACAGGCGGCGTGCTCGCACACGTACCAGGCTTTCTCGGCCTCACCGAGTGGGTTCTTTTCCCACTTCAACCCGAACTCACAATCCTTGCCGCCCCACTTGAGCGTCTGCTCCTGCCGGCAGTGCGGGCAGTCGATGTGAAACTTGAGCAGGTAAGGCGATTCTTCGACGGCCTTCGTGATCTGGCAGGAGCCGGCTCGCTTCGGCGTAGAGCCGCGAATCGACTTCGGGTAGATCGCGCCATTCAGCCGCTTGTCACCCAGCGTGATCGGCGAGCCCTCGCCTTCGACGCTTTCGTCAAAGTTCGAGAGTTCGTCGTAGATCACCTCGTCGGCGGATTTCTCACGGTAGTTGCGCGAAGCCTTGCCGCCGCGGATCCAGAGCGTGCGCCGGTTGGCGAATATCTTCTGGTCGAGGGTATTGTCACTGTGCTTACGCCCGAACCACGGAGCCAGGTCACCCAGCACCGGCACGTCACGGATCATGCCGTTGACGTGGCTCTTGCTGATGTCCTCGGCGTCCGGGTCAGTCGGGCTCCACATCATGACGTTGCGGCGCTTGTGCTGAATCTTGTAACCGATGTTCGCCATCAACAGCTTGGTGTAACCGATCCGCGCCGACTTGATGAAGTTGACGACGTTGATCAAGTCGTTGCCCATGCTGTTCAGGATCGCAACCTGAAACGGCTCGGTCGTCCACTTGCCCTCGTTATAAGAGGACTCGGCGGACATGTAGAAATTTGCATCAGCCCATTCGACTGCGGTTTGCGGTGGTTCTTTGTAGAGCGCCTGGAGTCCTAGCTTGATCGACCTGCGAAGATCATTCAGCCACGGACTCGACGTACTCATCTAATAATTCCGGAAGTTGCTCGCCAAAGCTGGCGGCAATATTTCGAGCAAGCGCGATCTCCCGCTCCACCGACTCGATGACTCGAGGGTCAACCTCGGGGTGACGCCGAGTGACGGTCTTACCGACGGTGTCCAGTTTGGAGCCGATCTGTGCGGCGATTTTGGCCAGGGCAAATGTTGCGAACGGGACGGGCACCAGCTGCTTGTCCAGCACCTGGTTCTTCTTCTCCTGGGCGATACGCTGGGCGGCGGTCAGCCCCCTACGCTCTTCGAGCAGTTCATACTCGACCATCGGATTGATACCTTCGGTTCCCTCACCCGCAGGTTGTTGTTTCCGTTGCGAGTGTTCAACGCGGTTTTCGACCACGCTCTGCACGGTATAAAACGCTTCGCGACCGAGGCGTGCGACAGGCGCAACTCCCCATTTGTCAAAGGCTTGCGGCGAAATCCCGAGGCTCGAAGCCATCTCGGATTTGTTCAACCAGCCGCGCTGTTTGGTTGTTTCGTTTTTGGCCATGACTAAACAACAACCAACCGTGGGGAAAAGGTCATACATATTTGGCGCGCGGGGCCCGAATTACCCGCAAGGGGCTGGGGCCCCGGGAAGGACCCAAAGGGGGGGACCCCCTGCCCTGCCCGTCAGCCCCGGGCTGTCGACAGTGCTTGATCCATCGCGCTGGCGAACTCACGAGCTCGGTTCGCCTTCACGATGTTGTCTGCGATCTTGTAGAACGGAACGATCACTCGATACCCAGGCTCGCCCTCACTGAAGATGAAGACAGGTCGAACGGCATCACCGAACGCGGTCTTCTTCCTCTCCCAGATACCCTGGCTACCATCGACATCGCCCGCGAAATACTTCTGGGCATTGCCCTTGCGCTTGCTGCGCTTGCTACCCGTGGCGTTGGCCTGCACACCGCTGACAGTCTCGGCCGCACCAAGGCCCGACAGGATCTTCATGATCGTGCCGCGCGGTACGTTGCCGAACTGATTGAGTGCCGATGCCGCTGGGATCGCGTACTGCCCTGACTTCATGATGCCTTTGGCAATCAGTGCTTTCTCGAAGCGCTTATGCGGCCTGCGACCACCCTTCACTGCTTGTTGCAGATAGGTGTCAGCTGGCACGCCTGAAGTCCATGCATCCTTGAAGAAGGTGCGCGCCTCAGGGTTACCCTTCTTGGCAGACTTCACATAAAGGCTATTCATCGTTGTTGCGGTTGGCCTATCGAGGCGAGACCTCAACACTGAGAGCTCGCCCTGCTTAACCAGCATCGCCAATCGAGTAGCCATCAAGGCGAAAGCGAAAGGCAGCTGCTTGCTACCAACAGTGCGCAGAGCCTTGGATAGCTCTTCTACATTGGTTCGGGCATCGATCTTTACCATGCCTCACCTCGAATCAGCCTTCTACTTTTCGAGCCGCCGCCCGTTCGTAGTACCCGCGAACCTTCTCTACGCCAAGGAAACCAACTGCCCCACCGACAAAGGTTGCCATGCTTTGCGGCAGCCCCATCCATTCAAGCAATGGCACCAGCGAGAGCGTGACCAAGCCGCAAAGCGCACCTTCAAGGTACATTTGGCGACGTGTACCGCCGCCGTACATCACCCGCAAAACAGCGATACCGACGGATAAGCCAGCAGCGAAGAGTTGCGGCTGGTGCATCACCAACCAGGCAAGCGCAGCGGCCCACAGACCGGGATCCTTCTCAGGCATGTTCGGCATCTCGATTCCTCCCTTTCGGGGAGCGCAAATAGATCCGGCTCCAGCAGCACTCCCAGCTCGGAGCAATGGGTGTGGTGGAGCCGAAAACGAAAAAGCCCCGGCAAATGCCAGGGCTCATTATTAAATTTCACATTTTGGATAAGGGAAAACTAACTCTTGCTGAACGCTCCCAGAGAGAATCCATTTACTGACTCGATGTTCCCTCTCCATAAGATTCCTGCCCCGGAGGACGGAGCAAATTCAGGTCCACTCACATAACGCGCGTCTTTTAGGTGGATGAATTCCGGGTGTAGATCAGCTGCATCTTCCTGCCCCCAACCCGCCAGGCCGTCGCGAAGAACATCACTCCCCCCAGGCCACGCTCCAGAGAAAGTTTCAGCAAATTCTTCGAAATAGGTTTTCGCAGAGATCAAAGTCCCGGAAATTACTCCGCCACCGACGACCAGGGTTACTCCAAACGAATAGCTGAAGTTGTTCACTGTCGAATTGAGAGACTTCAGGAAAGGGTCATGCATGGCTTACATCCTTTTAGGCTACTGGAAACTAGCCCTTACTCTGCCATCGCTACAACCTGCATTCAATCGCAAGACCATGAGTTGTAGGGAGCAAACCGTATAAATTCACGTGTCGGTTGCAGAAAGCAAAAAGCCCAACTCAGGGTCGGGCTTTGCTCGCGGAAAAACCGCAAAGTAACTGAAATCTATATACCGGCCCCGGTCCTGTCAAGCTGCTTCGCGACGAATATCTAAAGCCCCATCAATCCACGCAATACCGGCCTTCCAAAGTTGCCTGGTCTTCTCTTCACCGAAGCCCAGTTTCTTGCCGACATCCACCAGCGCTTTATCCCGAGCGGTGTAGTACTTCATCAGCACGTTCCCGCATTCCGGGTAGCGCTTCAACAGGCGGCCCATCAGACCATCAATCATCAATGCGTCGTCATCAGTGATCATCGGTGTATGCAGGGTGTTCTCGCGAGATGCACAGCAGGACACACCCGACCCCAACACAACCCAGCGGCCCCAATGCTCCAGCAAATCTTCCGACGTGCGCTCGGTGAAACTCTTCGTTCTGGCCATTGATCAATCCCCTGTGTAGTTCGAAGCGCCGGCACCGCGGCGGTTGTTCTGTTCGTATTGTTCGTGGGCACCGCCCTGCGCCTGCTTTGCCCTAGCCAACTCGGCGGAGGTATTGCGCAACTTCATGTTCAGTTGCGTGACCAGCTCTTCAAGCGGCAGTGCGTCACCGGTATCCCGGCATACCCAGCCCGATGCGTTGCAGGCCGAGCAACCAATCTGGTGGAAAACACCCTCAGTAACGCCTGCGCCCCGACAGGTGCCGCACTCCATCAGCGGCTTCAACTGCTTGCGAAAGGCGGGGCCATGGCGCTTGTTCATTCACCCTCCTTTATCACGGCAGCGATCCGTGCATCACACTCCCGCCATTTGGGCGAGAACGGACCGCAGGAGTAGCAAGAAGATCGAGGGTATGACAGGCCGGAAGCAGCCATTCGCTGGCGGCATAGCAGCGGCGTATCAAAAACATCGGCGGCGGCCATCGCCTCATCTATGACTTTGTCCAAGTCATGAACCCATGGGCCGATTGAGGCGCACACGATCTGGAGGGAGTGATTGCGGAACCACCGATAGCGCTCGGCGTCCTTGCGCATCGCCTCATCGGCAATCATCAAAACCGGCGAATAACGCATGCGGATACTCGGCGAGAACTTCCGATAGCGAGCATCTGGCACGCAGCGGATAAGGCCAATCCCCGGCGCGCACTGCCAGTAGATCGCCTGGTTACGCAGAGCCTCGTTCTCAGCCTTGAGCTGGTCTCGCTCGTTTTTCAATGCGACCAGGTCGGCAACAGTCACCTGAATTCCCATTTTTAAACCTCGCCTATGGTTGATTCTTGAATAGCCTCGCAGGCCTTGTTTTCTGCGGCTTCCAGCGCACTACCAGAATCTCCCGATCTAAAGCCGGTCAATCCGTGAATGAGGCTGAAACCCTTCTGGTCTAGATGCGCGTGCCACTGTTCCAGGGCGTCACGCTTGCGGCTCATCACATCCGATTGGATGTACACCTTCACGTTGTGGCCCATGGCATGGTTGATCAGCAGCTCACCAATCAGGTGGTCGACGCCGATGTCTGCCCAACCAGTGCGGGCCACTTTGCGCAGGTCGTGGCTGGTCCACTCGCCCTGCCCCAGCCGGGTGAACACTGCACTGGCCTGGCCTTCGCTCAGCGCCTTGCCGTTGCGTGACGGGAACAGGAACTGACCGTCGTAGCCGTTGGCCCACTGCTGCTCGCGGTAGTTGATCAGCATCTGCCGCGCTTGGTCGGTCAGCGGCAAGTGATGCTCGACACCGGTCTTGGTGTTTTCGGCCGGAATGAACCACTCCCGCTCAGCCAAACTGATGTGCGACCACTGGGCCTGACGGGTCTCGCCGATGCGGGTGCCGTGGCAGAGCATCATCAGGGCGAGCATGGCGTCCGCCGGCGCGCCGGTCATGGCGTCACGAAGCAAGGTGATCAGGTCCTGCAGCTGGGTGACGCGCAACCGTGACGGCTTCACACCGACCTTGGCCTTTGAGAAGTCGCTGAACTTGACGTCCTTCATCGGGTTGACAGCGATCAGCCGAAGCTTGAACGCCTGACGGAAGGACAAGGCCAGCAGCTGGAACGCCGACCGTACGTAATCTATGCCGATGGCTTCCTGCGCCGGCCACATGAACTGATCGTCCAAGTTGGCTTTGTTGATGGACGCCAAGGGCACGGCGCCCAACAGCGGCTTCAGGTGGCACTTGATCAGTGATGCGCCAGTCTTCTTGCGCTTGCTCGAAAGACTTCGGTCGCGGGTCATGCGGTCGGCGTACCAGTCCAGCAACTCACCGGTGAGCACCCACTTCGAAAGATTGGAGCCGGCACCGGCATCGAGACGAAGGCGAATCGCTGGCAGCGCCGCGACGACCTGCTTGGCATTCAGCTCGGGGTGACTGCCAACGAGATTCCATTTCCCCTTGAGCACCAGGTACCACGATGCCCGGGCGCGATCCTTGGCGAAACGCAGGTACAGGCCGCGGTTCTCGATGTCGCGCAAGTCACGCACGGTGCCAGCGGCTTGACGCTTGATCTCGGCGTCGGTGATCTTCACTGCGGCGCTGGTCATGCTGGTACCGCCTTGGATTTTTGCCCTGTAGGAGCGAAGTCGTCGCGCAGGGGCATCAGGTGTCGCGGCTCATGGATACAAAACCCCAGCTGCACTACTTCACCCTCGACGACCGCGACCAAGCCTTCACCGACAAGCGTCCAGCAAGGCACATCGTCGTGCCGATACACCACGCCATTCGGCGCCACGTAGCAGTCACCGCTCAACACGAATTCGCGAAGCTGGCACTGTTTGCCGATGTTCTGCGTTAGGGAGTTGGCTCCTACGATCATTGCCAGATCGCCGGCCTTGAATTGATTGTTCATGCGGCCACCACTGTAGGAGCGAGCCGAAGGTAGGCGCGGATCTGCTCCATCGCGTCGAAGTGTCCGCGGCAGACCACAGCGAGATAGCCCTGGTCGTTCAGCTTGCGAATCCACTTGTGCTGGCTGTCGGAGACGGCGGCGGCATTGGGCGGTGTCGCCTTGAACTCGATGTACAGGCCGAAGTATCCGCCGCGGGCCATGGTCAGGACCAGGTCGGGAACGCCAGCGGCGACACCCTGGTCTTTCAGGTCGGCGGCAACCTTCTTCACTCGATGTCCACCATTCGGGACGTGGTAGATCAGCTCTGCGACCTCAGGCATGCGGATTCGTAGTTCGGTGATCAACGCGGCCTGCTCGAGGCCTTCACGGTCGATACGTTTGGCCCGTACCGGCTTCGGAGCGAACGGCTTCATCGGCGTCCACCCCGCGTCTTGCGGTACCGATCATTGAGGCGACGGCACACTTCGTAAAGTGCCCAGGTGGCGAGGACCATCAGTACGAGCAAGGTTCTTGGGTCGATCATGCAGCCCCCTTCACGGTGAGGATTCCGGCCCGGATCAGGGCCTCATGTGTTTCGGCGATCGCGCGCGGCATGTCTTGCCAGTCAATGTCGCCGGCGGCGCGGCCATCGATCACGTCGTGACAGCCGCCACATGCGAAAACCGCCACGGTGTCGAAGCCTTTCATGCCCATGCCCTTCTGCCCACACGGCAGGTGCGCGAGAACCGTCGTGGCTGGGTCGAAGTTGCAGATACCCGGCATGCGGACGGTGCAGTCCTGACCGTTGGCCGAGGCGCGAAGTTTCTTCGAGGTCACGCGCATACCCGCTCCCCCGTGGTGACGTCGACTACTTCGAAAGTGGAAGGCCACATCGTCTGGCCGAATTTCAATGCCGCCGATGAGTGCTCGAACAATGCGACGGCGCGGTCGGGCTTATCGGAAAGCTCCCACTTGTAGCCGCAGCAGTGCACGGCGAAGCGGTAATCGGCGGGGTTGGTCGGTGCAAGACGCGGGTTAGCCACGGGCACCTCCCAGCTTGGCGCGCATTTGGGCCAAGGCGTCTTTCCCGACCTCCGGCGTAACCTTCGCTTCGGCGCGCGCGGCGATCGCCTTGGGCATCGACTGGAGCGGCAAGCCGGCGAGCAAACGGCGAATGGTGATGGTGTAATTCCGATCGAACAGCTTGAGGCTGAGCGCGGTGTCGAGTTTGTTCAGGCTTTCGAACCCGCACTCCTTGGCTGCGTGCCAGACCGCGTCGTGCGACCATTTCCCCTGCCCCGCCATTCCTGGGTGCGCATTGCGACAGGCTTCGCGGTGTGCGATGGCAAGCGGCGGCAGTCCAAGCATTTCGGGGGTTGGCTTGCACCATTCGATGAACTGACCCGGGCTTGGGATGAAGTCACCGGGCTGCTTGCGTACTTGGGTCATGCCGAAATCGATCTGACCCTGAGTGCAGATACCCTCCTCGAGGAACGCTTGGAACCATTGCCGTTTGGAAGCTCGATAGGTTTCTTGGTCCGGCCAAGCCTGGCGCCACGCGGACCGGATCGAACGCAATTCCTTGAACAGTTCGTTGATGGCAACCACCAACGTGCTGTTGGTGTCATTCGCCACCGGGAGGGTGTCGCTTGCAGCGATGAACTCACCCGACTGGGCGTTCGTCCAAAGGTCTTGGGCAATCACGGCGACGGTCTTCATGGCCTCACCCCGTTCTGCCATTCGGTATCGTCATCATCAAAGTCGGATGCAGGTGCCTGCTTCGGCTTGAATTGCTTCACGTTCGAGGCCGCACGGACCTTGTCGTTGTTGACCCATTTGACCAGCATGCCCACCCATTCAGCCTGGGTGTTGACCTGGTGCTGGGGTTCGTAGTGAGCAGTGAATGCAACGCGAACTTCGTCGCTGAACAGGTCAAGCGATAGCCCGCGGTGCAAGGCGTAGGTTTTCAGCAGCTTTTGATCTGGCACCCAGTCGAGGGTCATTTCGCTGGGCATGCGTGGATCGACGGGGTCATGCGCAGAGAGAGGTTCTTTATTCTTCTCTACATCTTCTTTAGGTAACGCACCGCTAACGTTCGCATCGTTACTTTTACCGTTACTCGCCTTGTGGTTTGCAACACGCTTAGCCGTGAGAAGCCTGTTTTTAGCGGTCTTCCCGTTGTGACGGTCAAAGTGCGGGAGGCTGATCACACCATCGAGTTCGATCATCCAAGCGACCGACTTCATGTGCTCGCAGAAACCGATAACGCCGACGAGACGATCGAGTAACTTTTTGCTAACGCTCGGAGCGTTACCATTTTCGGTTTGTTGGTCGAACCATCCCCACACACGCATCAGCTTGCCGACGACAGCATCGGGGTCAATGTCCGCCAGGTCAGCAATCTGGCAAACCTCAGGTTTATCCAGGGTGGTGAGTTCAAATTTGATCCAGTCGCCGGCCATTACGCGGCCTCCTGCAGTAGTTCAGCGAGACGTGTGAGGCCTTTCGGGGTAACCATCGGATCGAACGCGGCGCGCTCAATCCCGGTTTCTGGGTCAGGCTTCAAGGCTGTGACCTTGTGAGTCATGTGCCCGGTCGTGATGCGAGGCTGATAGGCGACCCAGCGCTTGCCGCCGTGGCGCCGGAATATCCATCGATGCTGTTCCAGCCAGGCGAACAGGCGCGCCGGAGCCATACCAAGCTGCTTGGCTGCGTCGGTAATGCAGATCGCGCCACCGGCGGCAGCGAGCCGATTAATGGCGGCGACTTTCGGGGCCTGAACAGAAATGAGGCGCTGAAGTTCACCGTTCTTGTCTGCCAGATCGGCGGCGAGTCGGAGCGCTTCGGGAAGCGTCTGCGGAATCGAGACAGCCTGTCGCGACACGTTTTCAAGTTCGCTCAAACGTGTCACGACACGATGACGAAGCGGAATGCTGTAGCCGGTCAACAGGGTTTCAGTCAGGACGCGGTCGAGGTGAAACTCAGCGGTGTAATCCCGCCCATCCTTGACCTCGTGGAGATGGCGCAGATCTGCGCCATGGTCAGTCAATGCCTTTCGCATCACCCGGATGTCACGGATGACGTCCTTGTGCTGTTTGCCGGTGAGATCAGCAATCTCGCGACTCGACATGGTGACCGTATTGCTTGGAGCGACGATCGTGTTCATAATGGCCCCACTGTGTTTTACAAGTTGTTGAAAGAGCCGCCCTGCCAGGCGGTTTTTTTATGCCTGCAATTCAGGCGGCCTTTACCGAGGCCTTCAGCTGCGCCAGGGCGTGTTCGGCGTGATCGATTTCTTTCAAGATTCGGGCGCGCTCTACTTGGTCTACCCGACCATCAGCCATTGCTGCGTGCGTCTCGACTGTCACTTCAGCAAACTCCAGCGTGGCGCGGCCAAGCGCTTGGTGAACGTCAAGTGCCATCGGCATATCCGTCTTCGCAATCGAGTAACCAAACTCGCCGGCCAGCGCAGCCAATGGGCGCATGTCATCGGTATGCAGCATCAGTGCGTACAAATGCTTCACGTTGAACCAGGCGCCGTCGTAGTTCGCGTTGGCACGCTGAAGCAGGCTCACAGGAGGCATGTTCATCAGGGTCGCGAGATTCTTGGTGTTGGCTTCGTCAACCACGCTGTCGCAGGCCTTCAGAAAATCGTGCATCCGTAAAACCTCTTGTTTGTTTATGTGGCTGCGTGCCATCACGCATTGCAAAATGTTTCTCACCACCTAAGCCGCGGTGACCGCTGGCTTCTGCTCTGCACAAAGCTCGCGGGCAGTGATCAGCCCCTTGGTCAGTTCTTCAGCCTTGAACGCGGTTTTGGCGCTCATTGAGTAAGAACCGGTAACCCAATACGAAACCGCAGCTTGAGTAACCCCCAGCGCGAGAGCTGTTTTGGTTTGCCCGCCGAAGTGCTCGACGAGCCTTTCGATAGGGGTCATATAGAGCCCTCCTGATAAGCACGCTTATATCGTAGGGAGAAGGAGGCTTATTTGCAAGAGCATAAGGGAACTTATAAATTTACGGACATGACGACACTAGCCGAACGCATGAAGCTCGCACGCAAGCATGCGAACCTGACCCAGAAAGCGCTGGCCGAAAAGGCAGGCGTTGAGCAACCGGTTATCTCTCAGCTGGAGACCGGGAAAAATCAACAGAGCGCGCACCTGGCCAAATTTGCCCATCTATGCGGCGTCAGCGCCATATGGCTTTCCGACGGGATAGGATCGATGACCGACAAAACGTCGGGCGATTCGAACGTGAGAATGGCAAACCAACCTGCAGAGCTGTATCGCTACCCGGTAATCAGTTGGGTATCCGCAGGATCTTGGGAAGAAGCCGTCCAGCCTTACCCAGATGGGTTCTCCGATCGATACGAGCTTTCCGATTACGACTCGAAGGGCCCGGCTTTCTGGCTTGAGGTAAAAGGTGACTCGATGACGGCACCGAACGGCACCAGCGTGCCCGAGGGAATGCTAATCCTGGTAGACACAGAGGCCGACGTTAAACCCGGAAAGCTGGTGATTGCAAAGCTGCCGGCTAGCAACGAAGCAACGTTCAAAAAGCTGGTAGACGACGGTGGTGTGCGTTATCTAAAGCCACTGAATCCCGCCTATAAAATGGTCGAGATTGATGAAAGCTGCCGAATCATCGGCGTGGCGGTACGGATGACCGGAAAGTTGTAGAGCGTTCCCAATTCGACAGGAGCCCGCACAATGCGGGCTTTTTTACGCCTAAACCAAATAAGAGTACAAATGTACTCCTACACATGTTGCCGTTTCCTCTGACATCAAATACTGTTCATTCATACAGTAAAACCAAGGAGGACCGCATGAACCTAAATACCAGCAGCACACCATTTGTACCCAATTCCTACGAGCATGTTGGGCGCAGGATTCAGAAAATGGTCTCAGACCCAAAAGTTCAGAAGCACCAAGCAGTAGAAATCGCGCGCCGTGACGTTGAGGCGCCCGAAGCCTGGGAGCGAGTGCTCCAAGAACTGGACGAGACCGACGGAATCAAGGTTGAGCGGCTGGATCGGGATCATGTCCGGATCGGCTGGAAGAGCTACATCGACTGCTGAATAGGGCCCGCTCACTGCGGGCTTTTTATCGTCCCCTCAAAATATTATAAGTCTACTTATTGACGACAATGAATAAGCAGGCTTATATTTGATCCAAGCCAACACACAACTGGCCCAGCAGGCGAAAGCCGCGCCGCTCTTTAACAGCCAGCGCAACAAACCAACAGACCGCATTGCCTCTACCGGCGACCGGCGAGCAGACAGGCCCGAAAGCCTGCCAACGACAGGAACAACCTGGACGGCTGCTCGATGGTGAAACGCCTCAACCGTGTGAATGACCCGGCAAGCAATGCGCCCCGCGAATCCCAGCGGCAGAAGGGAGACACACCGAATCGAATTAGCGATCCCGATAGCCTCGGCTGGGAACGCCGGACCTCATGCACCCTGCCCCACTCAGTCGGGCATTCAGAGCTGTAGCGTGCATGTTGTAAGGACCTGTGATCCATGGCGAACAGATGCTGTTTGACGCCATGAGGAGGAAGCTCGCCGCCCACCCACGAAGACGACGGTCAGCCCTGCAATCAGCAGCGGGCAACTGGCCAACACCGATGACGCAACAAACCCGGTCTGACGCCAGTAGCGTGACCGGGATTTCACCGATAGGCCTTCGCAGCAGGGCCTGACGGGAAATCACCCGGAGCAAAACGAGATGATCATCATCGAAGACGACTTCACAAGCGGCGCACAGGTAAGCATGCAGATGGACAAAGAGGCGGGTGAGCTGTTCGTTTTTCATTGCCCTGCCGGCCAAGGCTGCAAAGTTAGTAAGTGGTCTCTGGATAGCTACCACATGCCAATCGCACTGGCTCATTACGAACAGTGCTGCGAGCTGGAACGCGCAGTCTGAACAACCAGCTCCACGTCAGCATGACGATAACTGCCCGAGCACCTGGTACTCCCCAGCACCAGGCCGCATCGGAGTGTGATCTATCCGTGGCAAGCGCCTGCAACGCAGCGAGAGATAAGACCGCGCAAGCCGCTGTGTCCGAGCATCTGCGGACGTGTACGTAAAAGATGTGCGTAGCGGAAGTAAGCAGGGGTAGCGCCCTGGTGGATAGATCACACCCCGATGCGGACGAATCCCCGGCTTATACCGGCCACCTGCATTTTCAAATCAACTCAACACGGAGGATTGGCAGCCATGTGAATTTCACTCACCTACCCGGCCCTCATGGCTCAGTAGGCTCGTACATAAGTGGTAAAGCCCGGTTCCGATCGGGCTTTTTTACGCCTGCCTTTATCCGTCAGCACTCTCCCCTGCGCACAAAGTCAACCAGCAGGCGGCGCCGAGTGCTGACGAATACACGCAACCCCATCGAGGAATCGCCATGCATCCATCACTTCAACAGCGAGTCGACGGGGTTGCCGCCCTGCGTGCTCGTGCAAGCATCGCCACCGCAGCGTTCTACGCCTTGATCGGCAAGGATCAGCCAGTGCCAGAGATTCGCTACCAGGTCCAATCCAAGGGCAACGCTTACCACATCGTTGAGCGTTCAACCGGCAAGGTGAAGGGTTTCCGCTGGACGTGGAAGGAAGCCATCAACCTGGCGCAGGTACTCGAGGCTCGCGCCGACGGCATCAAGCTTTCGCTGTCGGGTGATCGGAAATGATCGGCGCACCCATGCCCAACCCGCGAGATTCGATCATCGCCAACCTCAACCAGCAACTGGAGCACTACCTCGGCGCCGGGCGCGGGGTTCAGGAAATACCCGCCGGCGTGAGCGGCGAAAAGGAAGCGATGTTCGGCACCTCCCACAGCAACAAGCTGCGGATCGAGCGCAACAAGCAAGCGCCTGCGGTGAAAGCCTTGGCCGATGCCGGAAAGACGGTGATCGAGGCAGCCAAGGAAATGGGCATGGCAACGAAGCGCGCCAGGTTGATCGCCCGCGAGAACGACATCAAGTTCCCGGGGCCGCCGTGAGACGAATCAACCACCAGGTGCGCCAGCGCCGACGACAGACATGGCTGGATATACCAGCCCACGGAATTGAAGAGGCAGGCCATGGCCGAGGAACAGCAGCAGCCGACGACGGAAGCCATCAAGCAGCGCAAGAAACGCGAGAAGAAAGCGGAGGCCGATGCAGCGAAGGGAATCTGCGTATTCAAGGTTGAGGTGGCCGGCGTGTTCATGCCGGACCTCAAGCGCCTGATGAGAGAGCACGGATTCAACAACCAGCAGGAGGTGTATCAGAACCTGCTGCGTAACGTAATCACCGCCGACTTTGAAACGGCGGCGCGAATGCTTCGCTGTGTCACGACACCTTATGAGCCTAGCGCAAAGGTGTTGCGACAGTTGAGATCCGCTGGGCTGCAGCACTTGGCAAAACATCCCGGCGAACCCGAAGACGAGATTGTCGATCCTGCCGTCATCTATACAAACCCTGAGCCACGCACAGGTGAGCCCAAAGTGGTTCCATCCCATATTGGATGATGTATGTCCGGCCCGTGAGTTCCGAGCTTCGTAATGTCGTGGCAAATCTGATATCGATTACCATCTGCCGATATCACCACGAGGCTTACTAGCTCGTAACAGTTCTCTTCGAAGTCATAACCTTCCGGAAACTGAAATTCTTTCGGGTGATTGATTTCAATTATCTTGATATCGCCAGGCTCAATAAGAAAGGAATCGAGAGGATCGCCGGATAGGATTGTAAAGGAACCATGCGACTTCAAATTCCCCCGAATATCCGGCCCCTGTAAGACCTCGATACAACGTCTGTTTCCCGGTGTTACTAAGACTGTACTTCAAATGCCTGATGGTAGGTGACAGCATCCGCCGTTCCATTGGCACATATGGTGAAGGGCTAGGTATGAACGTGAATTTCTCAGGTGTAAAAAGGCGTTCTAAAAGAATCAGAACTGCCCCGGATGGCTTGTGGATCTGTGAGAAATAGAAACTCGCAAATGAGACGATGAAAGCTGCCGCCGAAACCGAGAGCGTGACCACATCCTTCGTTTCCAAAATCACTCTCCTTGATCAAGCGCTTGCTGGGTCAGCAATAAAACACCATCCCTAATAAATTTGCCACCACCCCACTGTCGCATCCGGTCACGGAGGGCGGCGCCTGACTGGAGATAATCCATGAGCCACAACTGCGCATACGTCCGGCAGCACTATCAGGTGCCTGCCGAAATCGGCCGCCGCGTCATCGCCTACGGGAAGCCCGGCGTCATCCTGGCTGATCGTGGCCACTACATCGGCGTGGTGCTGGACGAAGACCCGAAGAAGCGGGTCAGCAACTACCACCCAACGCATGAAGTGCAGTATGGCGAGATGGCCGATACGTTGCCCCTCAAAGAATGGCTAGTCCTGCCGTTCAACCATGATTGGGATGATCTCAGCTGGAGCCGAGAGGCCCGAGAAGATCTGATCAGAGTGTGGGCGGCTACTCGAAGTCAGGCCAAATACAAAGCCTATGAGCGACTTCAAGATTACTGCCACAGCATCAAGGCGATGCTCCGTTTCAAAGTCCGGCGCGCCTGACCAGTTTCTCGGCTACTGCGCGGGCATGTAAGCAAGTATCGCTTGGCTGACCGCAGCAATCGCGGCGAAACCAGCAGCCCACTTATTCCACATTGTCTGAAGCTCTGCGGTCTCGAGTACGTCGAAATGCCCTTTATCCGTTTGAACAGAAATACTCGCCTCCCACATTCCACTCTCATCCTGCTTCGGTACGTACGGCGCTTTGACCGTTGCTGAGCGCACCCAAAGCGCACAAGAGATCACTGAGCTGACGCACAGGATGAGTGTGACAAAGGCCTTCAGGTTTTCCATTCTCAAGCTCCAAAAGTTTCGACGTTGTTTACCCCACTTCAACGAATCACGCCAGCCGGCGAGGATCCCCTATGTCCGCACAACAGAAGAAACACCCCTTCGATTTCAAAACTCAATACGGACTCGGCTTCAGCACTCAGGACGATGAGATCGTTGTCGACTTCTTCTGCGGTGGTGGCGGTGCCGGTACCGGGCTGGAGATGGGTCTGGGCCGCGCGGTGAATGTCGCGAAGAACCATAGCCCGCAAGCGATCAGCATGCACACCGTGAATCATCCAGTCGCGGTGCATTACACGACCGACGTGTTCGACGGTGACCCCGACACCGAGTGCGGCGGCAAGGCCGTGGGCTGGTTCCACATGTCGCCTGACTGCACGCACCACAGCCAGGCCGCCGGCGGACAGCCGCGCAAGCGCGAGATTCGAAACCTATCGTGGATCGGGCTGAAGTGGGCCGGCAAGAAGAAGCCCCGCGTCATCAGCCTGGAGAACGTAAAACAAATCCTCCAGTGGGGACCTCTGATTGCAAAGCGCTGCAAAGCAACTGGTCGTGTTGTGAAGCTGGGCGGCGGCATTGCCGCACCTGGTGAGGTGGTTCCGGTCCACCAGCAGTTTTTGGTACCAGACCCGAAGCGTCGCGGCCAGACTTGGGCCGTGTTCGTTGCCGAACTTCAGCACCTGGGCTACGACGTTGAGTGGCGAGTTTTGAAAGCCTGCGACTTCGGCGCACCGACCAGCCGTGAACGCCTGTTCATGATTGCTCGCAGCGATGGGCAGCCGATTGTATGGCCTACTCCAACCCATGCGAAACATCCAGTGAAGGGCCAGCAGAAGTGGCGCACCGCCGCCGAGTGCATCGACTGGACGATCCCAAGCAAAAGCATATTCGATCGGTCAAAGCCGCTTGCACCGGCCACCCTGCGCCGAATCGCCAAGGGCATGAAGAAGTTTGTGATTGATGCCGCTGACCCGTTTATCGTGCCGATCGCAAACTGGTCCGGCGAAAGCGTGCAGTCAGCTCACGACCCGCTGCGCACCGTCACGTCTTGGCCACGCGGTGGTTCGTTCGCTATGGCCAGCCCGATTATCGCGCCCGCCACGCATCAGGGCAGCGATCGGGTGAACGATCCAACCGAGCCACTACCAACGGTAACCAGCGCGAACCGTGGCGAGCTGATGATGATCAGCCCAACCCTGATTCAAACAGGTTATGGCGAACGCACAGGTCAGGAACCACGCGTGCCGGGCCTCGCTCAGCCGCTGGGCACTGTGGTCGCCGGCGGCGTGAAACACGCAGTAGCTGCCGCGCACCTGGTGAAGTTCCGTTTTGCGGATGAAGGCAAGGCGCTCAACGAGCCACTGCCGACCATCACCAGCGGCGGTAACTATCAACGTCCAGCCGGCGCAGCTCATGCGATGGGTATCTCGACGGTGTTCATGGCCCAGATGAACGGAGGGTTCAACACCACCGACGCCAAGAGCATCGAAGACCCGGTGACCACGGTGACCAATACAGGTAGCCAGCAGCAGTTGGTGACGGCGAACCTGGTGCACCTGCGCGGCAACTGTGATGCGCGGGACGCCGACGATCCGCTGCACACCATCAGCGCAGGCGGCACTCACCACAGTCTGGTCACCGCCTTCATGGAACGCCAGTTCGGCGCCAGCGTTGGCCAGGGTGTGGACGAACCGGCGCCGACCATCACAGCAGGCGGTGGCGGAAAAAGTTCGCTGGTCGAGCTGCAGCTTTCGCCAGAGGTTGAAGCGGGTGCGCTGCGGGTCGCCGCGTTCCTGATCAGCTACTACGGCACCGAGAACATGAGCGCCGCCGACGCGCCAGCGCCAACTATCACCACCAAGGATCGGCTGGGCCTGGTGACCGTCACCATCAAGGGCACGCCCTACGTGATCGTCGACATCTGCCTACGGATGCTGCAACCGGCAGAGCTGTACAAGGCTCAGGGCTTCCCCGTCGACTACATCATCAGCCACGGCGCCGACGGCAAGCCGTTCACCAAGACCCAGCAGGTTCACATGTGCGGCAACAGCGTCAGCCCGCCGCCGATGGCTGCACTGGCACGCGCCAACGATCCTTGGCGATCAGCTGTACGGGAAGCCGTGGCCGCCTAAACCCTGAGCTCCGAAAAGATCCTCATCACGTTTTCTCTTGAGACCTTTGCATCGCGGACGGCCTCGGTAACGCAATCACCGGGATCTCTCCCGTTTTTCGCGATTTTCTCAGCTCGAATGGCCTTCGCCAAAGTCAGTATTTCGGCGGTAAAAATCAGCTCAAGCATCTGATTTTGATCTGGCATTTTCTACTCCCACGAACAGATATGAACCCTCAAGCATAGTCGTCGAGGTACTACCATGCCCCAAGCGCTCCGAAAAAATATCTACCTCAGCGGGCCAATGACCGGCCTGCCCGAACTCAACTTCCCCGCCTTCGCCGCAATGACCGCCAACCTGCGCGACGCCGGCCACGCCGTAACCAACCCTGCCGAGCTGAACCCTGACGGAGGCTCCTGGAACGACTGCATGCGCCGCGACATCGCCGCCCTGATGTTCTGCGACACGGTCGCCACACTTCCGGGCTGGGAGCATTCAAAGGGCGCTCGCCTCGAAGTGCTGATCGCTGAACGCCTCGGCATGACGGTAGTGAACGCCCATGATCTGGTAGCGATGGAGATAGCATGATGAACACTCAGTGGAAACTGGTGCCGGTCGAGCCGACCGAAACCATGGTGATAAACGGTTTTGAATCGGTGCCTAATGAGTGCTTCACCGATGAGGAAGTTTGGGAGCAGTACCAGGAGATGAGCGGCTGCCAGCAAGCGGCGTTCCGCGCGAGACTGTGCTGGGATGCCATGCTCGCCTCGGCACCCGAGCCGCCGCCGGCTGATACCGGCGAAGTCGCGCGACTCACCGCCGAGCGCGATGCCCTGCAGCTGCGCCTGAACACAGCGGATCAGCGGATTGATGAGCAGTGCGCATTGATGCGCCGGCTCGTACGTAACGTCGACCAAGAAACTTGCTGTGCCGAGGACTTAGAGCAGGACGACCAGTTCAACTACATCCTCAAGTCAATGCGCAAAGCCATCACCGCTCCGCAGTAACTCCCCACCCTTCAAAGTCAGCCGCTATAGCCGCGCTCAGGAGGCAGGCGGGAAATTCTTGGCAGCTGGAACGAGTGGGGCATTCATAAAAGCAACCCAGCACGCATAGGCATCGTGCTGTCTCCTGCTCGCAACGTCCCAGTCCGGGCCTGAAACAACTCTTGATGAAACCAGTTGCATCATGCCCATTGTGGCGGCATCCAGTTCCAGCAGAAGCCGGTGTGACTCGACCCTGAAGTCGTCGATAGAAACCATTTCTTTGCCCTGGGCGGAGATCACCACCATCGAGTAACAGTTGTCACTCAAGCGGTTGAGCGTGGTGTGAGGAAAATAGTTCATACCCATCTGTCCGTACTTACACCACCCCTCCCCTTTGAAACTCAGTCGCTACTTCGAAGAAGCCGCTCGGCGAGTACTTGACCTTCCGGCGGCAGCCAGCTGACGAGCTCGACCGACACCCCAAGCCAGTGCCCTGGTCATCGATTCGCGTGGGTGTGAGTCATCAGCCTCTTCATACAAAGCCATTCCGTCGGGACCATAAATCCCGATGAACATTTGTGTTTCGCCGTTGCGCGATAGCCTGACTTGCACATCGATGTGAGTCCCATCATTGAGAGTTTCATCGTGCGTTCGGCTGTGGAGCTCGGGGTCTGCCCACTCCCAGAAGATATCGCCTCGAAGTCTCATATCGCCTCCCGCCAATTTCGCGTGATGGTGAGTCGAGTTCAAATCTAGACCGATGAGAACGAAGCGCAAGCGCGCCTAAACCGCAACTGACAGCTGGTCCCAACAGCTATACAAATTCAAATTTCTCGTACAACTTTCAGCCGCTATAGCGGCAAGGACGAAGTCATGCCTGAAGAAATGAAAACGGCTTGGCCCGAGCACTACCGCTATATCGACACCATCGGGCCAGAAGGTCTTGAGGTGCACTGCATCACCTACCAGGTGATCGGTGAAACAGCGCAGTGCTACTACATCGGCGACAAGCACACGTGCGACCTGGTGAACGGCCCGCAATACAGCTGGACCGCTGAGGCGGTGAAGAAGCGCCGAAAACGCGTGCTGAAGGAAGGCGGCACTTGGGGCCGACGCTTCGCCTACACCGACAAGGCCCTGGCACTGCGCTCTTACAAGGCGCGTAAGTCTTGGCAGCTGCGGCATGCGCAATTGTCGATGGAGCGGGCACTGGCCGCTATCGGCTACTTCGGCAACCTTGAAGTTGAAAGCACAATTCCAGTCGGGGCCGTGACTATCCCGAGCGAATACATTCAGGGCTTGAGCTGGGGAGACTATTGATGATCATCGATGACGTCATGACCGACAAAATCACCCTGCATGGCCTTGGTTTCGTGCAGGTTCAACTCCAGGGCAATCAGCGGCTGCACGTCTGGCACCCAGAGCTTCCTCGCCGGGCCTGCTTCGAACACTCTGCGATCCACGACCACCGCTTCAACTTCACTTCACGAGTGATCGTTGGCACTCAGTTCAACCACGAGTTCGAACTTGTCTGCCATGACGCGGGGGAGTTTGTGCTGTACCTGCATGAGGGCGCACGGACAGCTGGTGGTGGCCGGCCATGGACACCTGATGGGCGCGCTGATCTGGTTCCGGCCGGATCATTCGGCATCGCCGCGGGCAACGACTACAACACCCAGGCCTACGCATATCACCGCACAGAGCCAGGTGGTGATGGCCGAGTGGCCACGATCATGGCCAAGCGCGGCGAGTACCCCGCGGGAGCTCACTCGACCTGCAAGTTCGGCATCCAGCCCGACACAGACTTCGATCGCTTCCAGTGGTCGCCGGCCCAGCTCTGGGAAGTCGTCAGCGATGTGCTGCTCGGCCAGCAGGTGACGCCATGAAAAAAGCACACTTCGTCCTGGTCGACCAATCCGAGTTGGAAGCGCTGCGCCGCGACAAGGCCCGCATCGACGCTCTGGAGTCTGGATGCTGGGATGTGCGGTTCATCGACTGCCCTACCCCGGGCGGTGATGACGCCAGCATCAGCATCGAAATCGTCGGCCACTACATGGGCAAGCCCTGCGAGCGGGTGCTGGGCGAAAACTACAACGAGAACCTTCGCGCAGCCATCGACCAAGCCTGCACCGCGGAGGCATACCCGCCCGAGCGGCCAGAGTACGACCAGTACGGCCGGCCAGAAAGGAGAGCGCCATGATCATCCCAGTCTATGCCATCGCCTACATGGCCTGGCTCATCTACAAGGGGCCACGGCGATGACAGTACAGCACCGCATCCTGGTTGGTGATTGCATCGACATGATGCGGACCCTGCCAGACCAATCAGTTCACACGTGTGTAACCAGCCCACCCTACTTCGGGTTACGCGATTACGGTGTCGACGGTCAGATCGGGCTAGAGCAAACGCCGGCAGAGTTTATTGCTCGGCTGGTCGAAGTGTTTCGAGAGGTTCGTCGAGTACTCCGCGACGACGGCACGGCCTGGGTGAACATGGGTGACAGCTACGCAGTTCGCTCTACCGGAAATTTGACGTTCCGACGCGATAGAGCTGCCATCTCGCCAGATCGCGTACCTCTGACGGAAGGGATTAAGGTCAAGGACATGATGGGCATGCCGTGGCGCTTGGCTTTCGCCCTGCAGGATGACGGTTGGTATTTGCGCCAGGACATCATCTGGCACAAGCCGAACCCAATGCCCGAGAGCGTGCGTGATCGCTGTACCAAATCGCACGAATACATTTTCCTGCTCAGTAAGTCGCCAAAGTACTACTTCGACCAAGACGCGATCCTTGAACCCTGTTCACCGAACACTCACAACCGACTTTCGCAGGACGTCCTTGCTCAAATCGGCAGTGACCGGGCAAATGGCGGGACCAAGAGCAACGGCAATATGAAAGCGGTGGCCAGGAAGTCGAACGGAGTCGGCTGGGGTCATGGTACCGACAGCGAAGAGCGGGCACGCGGGCGGATAAAGGACAACGATTCGATGAACTCGGCGTTGGCCGTGATGCCAAGCGAGCGAAACAAACGCACCGTCTGGAGCGTTCCAACGCACAGCTTCAAGGGTGCCCATTTCGCCACCTTCCCTCCTGACCTGATCCGCCCCTGTGTCCTTGCCGGCGCCCCGCGCGGCGGCGTGGTGCTCGATCCGTTCGGTGGTGCCGGTACCACGTCACTTGTATCCATGCAGGAAGGTCGACGATCGATCATCTGTGAGTTGAACCCGGACTATGCCGCAATGGCCCAGCGCCGGATTGACGCGGCCTGGCTCGACGGCGCCGCGCAGATGGATGTGTTTCACGACGCCGCAACAGCCTAACCCCCTCTTCCCCCTACCAGCCTGCCGGTGTACGGCGGGCGAGGAATTCGTATGTCCGAAAAACCAATTACTCCTGGCCCTTGGGGTGTCCATCGTCGGATGAAGGATTGCGTGACCTTCAACGGCAGGCACGGTGAGGAAAACCTTTTCCTTCAGAACGTCGACGGCTACTTCGCCTGCCAGAGCCCCGCCGATGCGCGACTGATTTCCGCGGCACCGGAACTACTTTCTGCGGCCGTTGAGGCGCTGGCGGTGATCAATCGTATCAAGCCGGCCGGCAACGGGAACGGCACCCAGGTAAGGCTGGCAGAAGCGATCGCCAAAGCCACCGAATAACCACCTTCTGCCGCCACGCGCGGCACGGAGCAACATCATGGCAAATCAGAGCGCGGCCCAGTTCGCGCCAATTGCGCCTCGGTTCATTCGCGCCAAGCAGGCGCCCGCGTACCTGGGCATGTGTCGCGCGGTGTTTGACGCCGAAGTGCGGCCTCACGTCCACGAATTCCCCATCGGCGAACGCGGTGTCGGGTTCGACCGGCAGGAGCTCGACGACTGGGCCTCAGCCTACGTCGAAGCCAAGTCCATTGATAAAAAACGCGCCCCGGAGCAACAATTGCCCCGCAGCGAGCGCCTGAAAGGAGATCAAACATGGCGCGAAAATCGATTACAGGCCTCTCCCAGAGGAAAGGCATCTGGCATATCGACAAGAAAATCAACGGAGAAAGACTTTACGAAAGCACTGGAACTGGTGACCGGGAAGAAGCGGAGCGCTACCTGATCTTCAGGCTTGAGCAGATCAGGCAACAGAAGGTGTACGGCGTAAAGAAGGTCCGGATCTGGCGGGAAGCGGCGACTCGCTTTCTTCTGGAGTTCAAGGACCAGCCTTCAATCAAGCTTTCGGCGCACCACCTTTCCCAGCTTGACCCGTTCATTGGCGACATACCGCTGACCCACATTGATGACCAGGCCCTGGCCCCATTTATCAAAGACAGGTTGGCGACCAAGAAGCTGGAGAACGGCAAGGTAAAGAAAGGCGCGAGCAACAGAACGGTAAATATCTCGATCGAGCGTGTGGTTCGGGTTTTGTCGTTGTGTGCCAGGAAGTGGCGAGATGATGAGCGTAGGCCGTGGCTGGATAGCGTGCCGATGCTCACGAAGCTGGAAGAGAAGAAGTCGAGCCGCAAGCCCTACCCGATGTCATGGCAGGAGCAGTCGATTCTTTTTGCTGAACTGCCGGCGCACCTGCAAACGATGGCCCTGTTCAAGGTGAACACCGGCACGCGAGAGCAGGAGGTCTGCAAGCTGAGATGGGATTGGGAGATTCCTGTGCCTGAGTTGGGCACGAGCGTATTCCTGATCCCAGCTGATTTCGGCGGGAGGCACGAAAGGTCCGGGGTTAAGAACGGTGATGAGCGATTGGTCGTGCTCAACAACGTGGCAAAGTCGATCATCGATCAGCAGCGCGGCATCAGCAAGGACTGGGTTTTCCCTTACAACGGCACCGCAATGCATCGAATGAACGACTCGGCCTGGAAGAAGGCGCGGTTGAGAGCGGCGAAACTCTGGCAGGAGGAAAACCTTCGCCCCGCTCACCCTGGGTATGCATCCATCAGGATCCATGACCTTAAACACACGTTTGGCCGTCGGCTGCGGGCAGCAGGCGTTACCGAGGAAGACCGCAAGGCTCTTCTGGGGCACAAGAACGGCAGCATCACCAGTCACTACTCGGGTGCTGAGCTCGGGCATCTGATTGAAGCTGCGAATATGGTATCAGCAACCGATTCACGTGGACCGGTACTGACAATTCTGAAAAGGAAACAGGCGTGAAAAAACTGGGAGTCACGCAAAAGTCACGCACATGAAAAAGGCCAATGCTGCGAACATTGGCCTAAGTCATTGAATAATATGGTCGGGACGGAGTGATTCGAACACTCGACCCCTAGCACCCCATCTCCTTTTTCATACTTCTTGAAAGACTCCGAAATTTCACTCTGGATTTTTCTAAGCTAGTATTTACTTGAGCTCCAGCGGTGTTCTGCTCTACGAGAGTCCAGGAACGTCTATCAAGAGCCGACGTTTTTGTGGGGGTAAAAGTAGGGGGGAGCCCGTTTCATGGCCAAAATCACCATCAAAGAACTCGAGTCGCTGACTCACAACGATGCCGGCCGAATCCTCCGAGAGGATGGCAATCTGGCCGGTCGAATCTCAGTCCGCAAGGACGGTGTGTCGGTCAGTTTTTTCTATCGTTATCGCTGGGGCGACCAGAACAAAGAGTACGCCTGCGGAACCTGGCCGCGCAAATCCCTGACCGACATCCGCAAGGCGCGTAACCAGGCCAGGGCGCTCATTGATGAGCAGATCAATCCCAACGAGCAAAAGAAAACCGCCAAGGCAAAGACATACGCCGCTGTTAACGTAGAGGCCGAACATGTAAAAACGACGAAGGTGCAAACGCTGACTGTCCAGGATCTGGTCAAGGCCTGGCTGTTGGATGGCGTCGCGCGTAAAGACGGCAATGCCGAGTTGCAACGACGCTTTAACAAGGACCTTTTGCCAGCACTCGGCAAGACCGCAGTGAGCAGCGTCTCCGAACACGATGTTCGGGCGCTGATCCGCACCGTGGTCAACCGCGGCGCTCACCGGCAAGCCATCAGTTTCTTCGCCGACCTCACCCAGATGTTCAGTTGGGCCAGAAAGCGCCAACCCTGGCGGGCCTTATTGATCGAGGGTGATCCGACGGAGCTGGTCGACATCTCCCCGTTGATCCCTGCCGACTACGAAGTGGAAAGAAGCCGCATCCTCTCACTGGCTGAACTGTTGGAACTGCACGACCGCTTCCAGCAAATGACTGCCGATTACGACGCCCTCTCCGCAGGCCAAAAATACGACGGCATTCGACCACTAAAGAAGGAAACCCAACTCGCGCTCTGGATCAGCCTGGGCACGCTATGCCGGATTGGCGAGTTGCTCCAGGCCGAGTGGAAAAATGTCGATCTGGACCGGCAGACCTGGTTCCTTCCCAGTGAAAACGTCAAAGGCACCCGCGGCAAGAAACAAGACCACCATGTCTTCCTCTCCCCCTTCGCCCTGCATTTCTTTCAGGAACTCAAAACCCTGACGGGAGATTCACAGTGGTGTTTTCCCAACAAGCAGGATGATGGGCATGTGGACGTGAAAGTGGTGAGCAAGCAGGTCGGTGACCGCCAGGCTCGCTTCAAAAACCGTAAGGCCCTCTCCAGACGGCGTCATGACAATACCCTGGTCCTGGCCGACGGCCAGAACGGCGACTGGACGCCCCACGACCTGCGCCGCACGAGCGCGACCATGATGCAGGCTTTGGGGGTCAGCCTGGACGTCATTGATCGCTGTCAGAACCATGTGTTGGCAGGCTCGAGGGTCAGGCGCCATTACCTGCATCACGACTATGCCGAAGAGAAGAAGCGCGCTTGGGACCTGTTGGGCGATCGGCTCAGTGCCGTGCTCTCCTCGAACTACGAGCACACGCCAAACGAGTCGATGTTGTCTTTTCCAGCGTACGCGGCGACAGAGATGCGGCCGCCCTCATAGAATTGCTGCACACAGAGTTGTCTAAATTTAACATCCTCGACAACCCGCGTTCGACGTGATTTGCGATGAGCAAAGGTGACCGATTGCATGTACAGATTCGCGGAGGCCAATACCTACGTTTCTTCGTAAAGCATCTTCCTTGATCGCCGAAAGTACCTGCACCGATAGTTAGTCCGCTGAGGGTGTATTTCCATCGACCGGGCGAGCATCTAAAGCAGGCATCGGATCCGTTTGGACGCCGGTTACGATGGAAGCCCACGCAGCATATGCATTCTTGTGTCGAGCCACCGCTTCATCCCATTGGCTTCCCGAAACCTTGCTTGAAACCACTAGCATCATAAGATGGTTGGTAGTTGCATCGAGATCGAGCAAAAGATGGTGGGCGGTGAAGCGAAAATCATCAATCGAAGGCATGACGTCACACTTATATTTTGGTGAGCGGGCGGGATCGTTCCCGCACCACATGACATCAGTGTGACAGTACTGAGCATTTCATTGCGAACGGTCGGACAGCCGGTTACGGGAAATTGAGTACCAAGCCAAATTTTTCGAACCTTCCATTCTGGGCATTTAACGTCCCTTCAACCTTCAAGGTGGACCGCTATTTCGAGGACGCTGATTTAAGAATCGCCGGACCACCACCAGCAGCCAACTGCCGAGCTCGACCGACACCCCAAGCCAGAACTCTGGTCATCGATTCGCCAGGGTGTGAGTCAACCGCCACTTCATGCAAAGCCATGCCATCGGGCGCATAAATCCCGATGAACATTTGCGTTTCGCCGGTGCGCGAAAGCCTGACTTGTACGTCGATGTGAGTCCCATCATTAAGAGTTTCATCATGTGTTCTACAGTGGAGCTCTGGGTCTGCCCACTCCCAGAAGATGTCGCCTCGAAGTCTCAT